AACTTGAAGCGGCGCTGAAACCGTTTGCTGACGTAGCGAATTATTTTGACAATGAACCGCGCTACACCGACGAAGATAGCCCATGCGAAGCGTTTAATACGTTTGCCGACCTCCGCGCCGCCCGCGCCGCTTATCTGGGAGAAAAGGATGGCTGAGACGCCGGAAGCTCGCAAAGCACGAAATGAGCGCCGTAAAGCCCGCATGATTTCTGACCCGGAATATGCAGCCAAGCAACGCGAACAGCACAAGCAAGCAAAAAAGAAATACGAAGCGAAGAAACGCTTTCAACGCGCCAGCAGCGGGCCGGTTGGATCAGGAAAGCCGGGGCGGCTGGTCGCACGAATGGGATGGGAGGGGTGGTGATGACAACGGAATTTGATGCGTTCTGGAAGGCGTATCCCTGCAAGAAGGGCAAGGTCGTCGCGGAGCGCGCTTTTAAGAAAGTCGCCGGAGATTTTCACGCAATCATGTCAGGGCTGGAACAATACAAGCGCTTTAAGCCTGACTACGCGCATTGGCTGCATCCTTCGACGTTCCTGAATCAGCGTCGGTGGGAAGATGAATACGACGAGCCGGCGACCGGCCAAACTTATGACACGCGCAAGGATGGCCTAGCGCTGTTTCTTCAAGAAGCTAAAAGACGCGAGCAGGATCATGTCGCAGAGCAAGCACTTATCTCTGGCAATGTTGTTCAATTCGTTCGGCAACCTCAACTGGAGCGTCGAAGCGACGAAAGCGAAAATGGAGTCCTACTTGTTGGCTCTGGACCGCTTTTCTGACGAGCAGGTCAAGGTCGCCTGTAAGAACATCCTCGGCAAGTGCGGCGCTTTCGTTCCTTCCGCCAGCGAATTGATTGAGGAGTGCAAAGCGGCGGCCGTCTATAAGGTCGATCCGGTAAAGCTGGCGCGTTTCCGGGGAGAAAGCGCAGAGCCGCCAAAGCCGAAGCTGTCAGAGGAAGAACGAGCGGCCAATCGCGTCCGCGTGGAGAAGCTGATTGCGGATTGGAAGGCCGGCATACCTATCGCTGACACAGGCCCGCGTGAATATAAGCCGGTGTGGAAGCCGGGGCCGATAGGCGCGATGATTGCAAAAGATTTGATGGCGATGATGCCGAAGGAAATACGAAGAACCTCGTATGAGTCGGAGGATGTCGCCCCCGTTAGCCCGGTTACGCCGCCTGAAACAATAATAATCGAAGACGACGCGCCGTTATTCTGACGCCGGCCCGTCGCCCCCGTTAGCCTTTTCGGTCAAACGTAGCTGCCGCGCTGTGGATGCTGCGGGCTTTAGCGCCATTCGTCGGCGCGGATCGTAATGTCGCCGCAGCGGACGCGCCGCCAGTCAAAGTCGAGGCCGGCCATGACGGCGGCGCAGATGAGCCGATACCGCTGCCACGCTGCGGATGCTATTGGCTCGCCGGTGTTTGTAACACCTTTTTCGAATAGCAGGATTTGGTTCAAGCTGTAGCCAGTCAATTCGGATAGTTGCGGGCGGGTAAGGCCAAGCGCCTCCCGCCACTGGCGGGCCTTCTCGTGTTCTGATAAATCGCGGAAAGCCATTGCCCGAAAGCCCTTTCGCTGGCGGTGGTCAGGGGGCCGGGGTGGTATCCGGCCCCCGTCTTGTATTCTTAGCTTGCAAGAATGGTCAATCGGACTAGCTGCGCCATCGTCTTGACGCCAACTTTCTCCATCAAGCGCAGGCGGTGGTTTTCGACCGTTCGCGGGCTGATTTTAAGCTCGTGCGCGGTTTCCTTATTAAGCCGGCCGTCCGTGATAAGCGCTAAAACTTCGCGCTCGCGCGGGGTCAGCCGGCCGCAGCGTTCGGCCGCGTCCGCCTCCGCATTTGCAATGGCGGCTTTGGCGATGGGGTCGTCGATGAGATCAGAAAGTTTCATCGTTTGGCCCCGTTAAATTGCCGGCTTAAAATTGGCTGCGCGCCATTCGTGCCAATGATAGCGGAAACGGTCGGGCAGGTGCGGCATGTCGCGCGACCCGATATACATGCCAGCGAACCACTGGCCGCAATTTGACAAGCCGGTGACGACGACCCGTGCGCCGGTCGTCTGGCTGATTACAATTTCTCCGATTCTAAACATTGTCTGCCCTTTCGTGTGCCGGCGCGTGGTAAGCGGCCGGGAAACGCGCTGCGTTTACGCTGCGCGGGAGGCTGTGGCGCTCCGTGATGGGCCGGCGCGTGTCCGGCCCATGGCGTTGCGTCAATCCTCAAGCCCTTCGCGGGCGCTGTCGATTTCTTCATTCGCTGCAATCAAGCTATCAATCGCGCAAGCAAGCTGGTCGATCCGATTTGATAATTGTTCGCCCTTTTCGCTTTGTTGCCAATTCTCGGATTTTCCGTCGTAAGCTTCCTGCAATTGGTCGCGAACTTCTTCGATCCGAGAAATAATTTCCTCTATCTGAGAGATTGCGGATCGGGTGATTTTGCTTTGGGTCTTGTTCATCCGTTCTTTCTCCTGCCACTGATCGCCCTGGCGGACGCTATCGCGCCCGCCATGCGTTGCGTCAAGCTGCTGCGCGTTCTTGTTCTGCTAGCCAAGCGTCAAACCGCGCTTGACCGTCTGCCCGTAGCTGAGCCGCAAGCGCCGCAAGCTGGCGCGTCGGCGTGGCTTCATATTTGCTGGCCGTGTCCTTCCATAAGGCCGGAAACAGCCCGCCCCAATCGCGGGCGATAGCGTCATACAGTTTCGGGTTCTTGTCTGCCCGCCGCACAAGCGCCGTGACAACGGCGTCGCCGTCATACATTTCAAAGCAGCTATCGAACGCCCGCGACCGCGTGCCGCGCATAATGCACAAGGCCGCATAATTGACGCGCGCTTGATAGCTTCCGGCTTCGTAGATTTTAGACATGGTTTGCCCTTTCCTGAAAAGCCTGCTGGTAAGGCAGGAGAGCCGCAAGCGTCTCTGCGCAAGCGGGAAGGCCGTCTAGGCGCTTCGGGAAGGGTCGCCGGTAGGATATACCGCCGGCCCTTCTCGCGGCGTCTGTGAGGCTCAATTAGGCGCAAAGACGTAAACGCCATCGTCGGTCCGATGGAACGCCCAGCCGTCATAGCCGAAGTCCCGCGCCACGCCTTCCCAATCAATATGGCCGCGCAGGCTTTCGGGGATTTTGTCTAGTTCGCCTGTCTGGTCATACCAGTCAGCGGCAAAGTCGGCGGCGCTTTCGTGTATGCCGTGGAAAGCGTCGCGCGCGTCGTCAATATCGCCTTTCTCGTCGATGGCGTCTTGATAAGCAGCAAGCAGCTTTTGGTCGTCCTCGTCGAGTTCAAGCCATTCCCAGATTTCCGATTTAATGCAGCTTTCGGAATAGAAAGCTTTAGGAAAGCCTTCATAGTCCTGAAACATCAATTCCGGGTCGGCTTCGTCCTTGTGGAGCATCAGGCAGGCGTCGATAAATGCGCCGGCGCTGGTGTAGTCCTCAAGGTTCAGCCAAGCGCCAGCAATCGAGCCGGCGTTATATTTGGCGTAGGTTCCAACATAAATTCTAGCGGTCATTGATTTGCCCTTTCGATTGTCCCGACTGGTAAGGCCGGGGAAGCTTGGCGCTTCGTGGGGCGGCTCGTAAGCCGCCCGGCGCTGCGTCAGTAGCAATATGAGGCGTCGAAGAATTGAACCGCCCAGCGGCCGTTTTCTCGGACGATGCGCGGACGTTCTGCTTCGGAAGTTTCGCCGTAGGCAAAATAATCCTCAAGAGCGTCTAGCGCTGCTTCGCGGGTGCGGTGGCGGCTGTAGGTGTAATACATTGCCGCCCCTCAATTCATCGCAAGGATGTCGGAAACGGTGAGGAACAGCACGGTCGTCATAATCGTGCCGGACAGTAAGCCGGCAAGAACGACGAACGCATTGTAAGCCATGGTCTGCATGATATTTGCCCTTTCGATTGCCGGCGATGGTAAGTCGCCGGAAAGCTTGACAGCTTCGCACAAGGCGCGACCCGCGCGCCTTGGCCGAAAATGTCACGCGGCGGCCGCGATCATCGCTTCGTATTTGCGGAACATCGCTCGCCAGTCGTCCATAGTGCGCCCACTGTCGGGCAGGCGCGGGAATGTGCGAATAAGGCTCTCGCCGTCGGTAACGTGTTCTTCGATGGCAGGGCGGCGGCCGGTTTTTGCTTGGTAGGCAAGGATGAATAAGCCGGCGTCGCAATCTTCCTCAAGATACAGAAGGTCGCGCTTTTTATAGCTGTAAGCGCTGAAATCGGACGCGCGCAAACCAAGGTCTGCAAGGTCGTCAGTAGTGACAGCAAGCCAACCGTGGCCGGCGTCTGCGTAGAAGTGGAAATGATCGCGCATTGTATTTGCCCTTTCGATTTAGCGTCGGGTGGTAAGTCCGACGTTCAACAGAATACACCAAGTGTATGTATAGTCAATAGCAGCAAATCAATTTTGTTGAAAAAATCTCAAAAACGTGCTTACGCCAAAAACCTGTCAAGCTTTTGAGCCTGTGGAAAGCGCCTGTTAAATGACTCAAAAGAAAAGCGCTCAAGGTTCTCCCCAGAGTAATTTTTAAGGAAGAGCGAAAAGCATGATAAGCGCTCTCCTTGTGAGCCTTAGCGCATTGTGCGCGCTGGCGAGCGTGTGCAGACGTAGCAAGCCGGAGGCGCGGCGAAGGCGTTGCAAAGCCAAAGCGCCAAAGCGCAAAGCCGGTTTATTCGCCTTAACGCCCTTTCCGACGAAAGCGCCGCAGAAAGCGCAAACAGCGCAAACGCGATTAGCGCGACAACGCCGCCAACCAATGCAATCAGCCAAGCGCCAAGTCGATCCAGCGCAAAGGCTCTCCGATCAAGCTAACCGGAAACAGCCGCTAACAGTACCGCGCGCGCGAGAAAGCGCCGCAGGAAGCAGAAAGGCCGCATGAGCGCGAAAACAACGCAAGGCAGAAAAAGAGCGCAACAAGCGCCGGTGAGAAAAAGGGTGGGTTTTGCTGCTAAATACGTGTGCGCCCGCGCGCGTTCTTAATATGGCGAGGTCATCCAATGGCTAAAGCAGGACGCAAGAGAAAACCCGGCGCACGCGAACCGAACGGACGGCCTGACAGGAAAGAGCAGGCGAGCGGTTATTCGCCGGCTGCTGTCAAGCGCATGGCGGACGCTGCTATCGCTCAAGCGCATGATCCGCGCCTCGGGACAGTCCTTGGCCGGCTGCTGCTATTAGGTGAGATCAGCGCAAGGCAAGCTGGCGCTGGCTGGCAATGGGCTGAAATCGCCGCAGAGTATTATTCAGCCATCGGCGCGACGCCGCTTCATATTAAGCCTGTAAGCTTTGACCGTGGCGCAAAAGGCGAAGCGCCAGACATAGAGAGCGAGGCCGGCAAGCTTATCAGCGACCGCGAGCGGCGCGCGGTGAGACGGTTCGAGCGCGCTTTCTTGATCCTACAGTCGCAAGGGCATGACGCCGCTACGTCCTGCCGGCGCTTGTGTGAAGGCTTCGGGATCGCGCCAGATAGCTATGAGGCGCGCTTGTCAGCGCTTCGCGCGCTTGATGCACTGGCGCTGCACTTCGCCGCCGTTTGACAGAATAGAGCGGCTCCTGTCATAAATGCAGGCGGCGCTTCGCGCCGTCTCGCGTGTCAGAATATACAGCGCGATATACAATCTCCCGCAAAGCATTGATTTTGAATCCGTGGCAGCGGTTCAACAAACCGTCAGCGCGCCAGATCAAATCAGACGCAGCCGCGCCCGCTCCTTTTTCCGGCCGCGCGACCCCTACCACCCCCCGGAAGCTGCGCGGTTCTATTCGTGACCCCCGCTCCCCACACTCGGTCAATTTTTCAATTTATGAAGATTGTAAACACGCAGCGCTTAGCGCGATGAGGCGGACATGACTCCTGCTGATTTCAAAGCATGGTTTGACGGCTTTTCCGAAGGCGTCGGAGATCATCCTTCGCCGCAGCAATGGGCGCGCATCAAAGAGCGATTGTCCGAAGTCGTCGGCGAGACTTATGCCGACAAGCTGCGTAAAGCGGCGCAAGACACGAATATCCGCACATGGCTTCCTACGCCGACTCAAGACCCTTTCGTTATTCCTCCGAATGGCTGGAAGCCGACTTGCTGAGTTAATGTGGTTTTCGCCCATATTTACGGTTTGAGCGGTGGCCTTAACGGGCTGGCTTTCGTGTTCAAGCAGCGATGAACCTTCGCCCGCTGACGCCGCTCAATACATATCCCCGCCCTGTCGCTACGGCGCATGGCCTCTCCTGCTTTCGGGTGGGAGCTTATTCCTCCCGTCAGGCAAGACCTAACGGATAGGCCGGCTGGAGCGATCTGGCCGGCTTTTCTCTTTCTCAGCGGAGCCTTCCGAATGCTCTCTATTCCTGACGACATCCGCGACGAGGCGATTACGGCGATGCAGGTTGTGCTTCTGGGCGGGGCGACTTCTCCTGCTGAGCATTTGTCTGCGGAGCATCTTGGCGAGGCGTTTGATGCGGCTGTTGCGGTTGTGATGGCCCGCATGGGGCTTGCGTGATGACAACCGGCCCCCGCGAAGCAGGCGTATTGCTTGGTCAAGCGCGAGCGCGTGAGGCGGCGCGTAAGTCCGTGCGCGAGGATGACGTTTTGGCGCTGGAGCGCATTGCGTCGGCGCTAGAGGGGCTTGAGGTCAGCTTGGCGGTTCTGGCGGACATTGTAGAGGCGCAGGCGTATGGGCCGGGGCCGGAAGAATACGATCTGTCCGAGGACGATGTAGCGGGCATGGGCTGTGCTTAGCGCGCCGCAGACCGTCTATCAGGGGTCAAAGCAGATGCGGCCGGTTGCTGGCGGCAAGGAACGTCAGGCGGCCAGCAAGACGATTGCCGGCAAGGGCGTGAAGGTGAAGCGGGTTAAGGCTCAGACGCCGATGGCCGGGAGCGATTTGAATGGTTGAGGAATTTGTCGCCCGCATGTTCATGCTGCGTGATGCGGCGCATACGGCTCATTGGGCGACGAAAAGCTACGCCGAGCATGTCGCCTTGGGCGAATTGTATGATGAGATTCCTGACCGCGTTGACGCGATTATTGAGGTCTATCAGGGCTTCTATGGGCTGATTGGCGCTGTGAAGCCGATGCCGTTCACGCGCGATAACGTGATGAAGCAGATTCAGGAGCAGGCGAAGTGGTTGGAGGCCAACTGCGACAAGATTTACCGCGACAATGACACGCTGGAGAATCTTTTGCAGGATTTGAAGGCTTTGCTTGCGCGGACTTACTACAAGCTCAAAAACCTTAAATGACGCAGGTGGACATGGGCGCGGCTCCATTAGGGAAGCAGGCGTTTCGCAAAGCCTATAACCGCGAGATCAAGCGGCAGGCGGATGAAGAAGTATTTGGGCCGAAGGACGGCGAGATCATCCCGCCCCGGCCGAAGCGCAACCAGTGGAATAAGATCGAATTTACGGCTGAGCTAAAGGAGGAGATCGTTCAACGATTGGCTTCCGGCGAGCTTATGAAGACGATCCTGAATGATGAGCGTATGCCGTCTTATTATACGGTTCATCGGGAAGAAGAACGCGATCCTGATTTTGGCGCTGACATGCGTATTGCCCGTCGGGTATGCGCCAGCGTCCTTGTTGATGAGGTTCTGGAGATTTCCGACGACGCGGCGCAGGACGTTAAGCCTGACGGGTCAGTGAATTATGAGCTTGTCGCGCGCAGCAAAATGCGGGCGGACAACCGTAAGTGGGTGGCGTCGAAACTCGATCCGGCGCGTTTCTCTGAGAAGGTTCAAACGGACATTACGTCTGGCGGCGAGAAGATAGAGGCGAAGGATGTTTCGCCTCTGGAGTCGGCGCGTCAGGTGGCGTTTGCGCTTGAATTAGCTAAGCGGGCCGGCGTGGCCCAAGGGGAATAGTATGGCGACGGTTTCTTCTACGCTCGTCCCGACGACGACGCTTATCACCAATAAGGTCAAATGGACGCCATTGACGACCACAAACGCCGATGGCGCGGCCGTTGATCTGAATGATTATCGCGACCGTTCCGTTCAGGTGCTTGGCACGTTTGGAACGGGTGGTTCTGTCACCTTGCAGGGGTCAAATGACGGCGGCACGACTTGGGCGACGCTGACCGATCAGGGCGGCAACAACCTGACGTTTACGGCCGCTGGCATCAAGCACGTCCAGCAGTTGACCGAATATATCCGTCCGCTGGTGACGGCCGGCGATGGCACGACCAGCCTGACGGTTTACGTCTTCTTCCGTGGCCGCGAGCAGTAAGGCGCGCTAGGAATGGCCGACACAAAAATCAGTGGTCTTACGTCTGGTTCCGCTCTGACGGACACGGACGTATTTCCTGCTGTAGAAACTACCGGCGTCGGCCCGGTTAAGAAGACGGCTGCTCAGATCAAGACGTATGCTCAGCAGGGCGTCCTTCTTGCCAGCAATAACCTGTCAGACATTTCCAGCGTTACATCGGCGCGGTCGTTTCTTGGTCTTGGGACGGCGGCGCTTGTCAATTACGGCACCGGCGCTAATGAGCTTTTGCAGCTTACGTCGGCGGCCAAGTATCCGGCGCTTGATGGCTCCTTAATCACCAATATTCCGCAATACACGGCCAAATTGTCCGCGTTTGCGATGACCTATGCGACGGAACTCGCGACCGTTATTAGCGGCAAGACAGGTTCCGGCGATCTGGTCTTTGCGTCCAGCCCGACGCTGATTACGCCGAATATTGGCGTGGCGACGGCGACCAGCATCAATAAAATCGCCTTCACCGCTCCGGCGTCTGGCGCGACGATGGCGCTGGCAAATGGTTCGACCTTCGCCACATCCGGCGCATATACGATCACGCTGACAGCGACCGCCAATAGCACGATAACCCTGCCGCAGAACGGCACCTTGCTTGTTACGACGAACAAGCTGAGCGATCTGGCGGCGACGACTTCCGCCGAGCTTAGAGGCGTCATTTCCGACGAGACGGGAACGGGCGCGCTTGTCTTTGCAAACAGCCCTGTTCTGGTAACGCCGCAGCTTGGAACGCCGGCGTCTGGCACGCTGACAAACTGCACCGGCCTGCCCATCTCTACCGGCGTCAGCGGTCTTGGAAGTGGCGTTGCGACGTTCCTTGCGACGCCTTCTAGCTCGAATCTTCGCTCCGCTCTGACCGATAAGACCGGATCGGGTTACGCGGTCTTTTCTAATTCACCGACGTTTGACGATGACATCACGCTTGGTTCGCAAGGCTCCGTTCAAGGCGAACTGATCCTTTCAAATACGGCGGTCGGCAGCTACGCGACCAGCGTTAAATCTTCAAATAGCGCGACGGTAGCTTGGACGTTCACTCTGCCGGCGACGGCAGGCACGAACGGCTACGTCCTTTCAACCGATGGCTTCGGCAATACGGCGTGGGTTGTGCAATCGGGCGGCGGCGGTGGCGGAAGCCCCGGCGGCTCCGATACGCAAGTCCAGTTTAATGACGCAGGCGCGTTTGGTGGTTCGGCGGCATTTGCTTGGGATAAGACAAACAATCGTCTGACCATAGGCAAGGCGTCCACGACGACCGGCAAGGTTCGGTTGGGTCACGCCTCCAGCGCTAATTACACAACCATCCAGCCCGGAAATGCGACCGCTTCCGTAACCTACACGTTACCGACGGCGGACGGCGCAACCGGCGCATATTTGCAGACCAATGGCGCGGGCGCTTTGTCGTGGAACTCTATTCCCGACCCCGTTGCTATGGCGCTTGTTTTCGGGAGCTAACCGATGGCCCTTAAAGGTCAGCCGATTGCCATAGGCACATCGGACACGACGATATATACCTGTCCTGCTTCCACGGAAGCCAGCGTTCACGGACTTGTCTTCGCGAACAATACGGGTTCCGCCGTCACCGTCACGGTCAAGATTTATATTCAATCGACCGGCGTTACGACGACCGTTGCGACCGGATTAAGCGTTGCGGCTAACTCCACGCTGACGTGGCCGAAGCCGATTGACGTTAATGCGGCGGATGTCATCAAGGCGTCTGCCAGCAGCGGCTCAGCTATTGTCTGTCTGTATTCGGTCTACGAGGGCAGCGCGCCGGCGGTTGCGGTTGGCTTCACGCCGCGTGGCGCTTATTCGTCTGGCGCGACCTACGCCACAAACGATGTCGTCAGCTACAGCGGCTCCAGCTATCTAGCTTTGCAGGCCAGCACGGCGCAGCAGCCGGATACCTCTACAAGCTATTGGATGATTCTTGCGTCCAAGGGCGACACGGGAACGGGCGACTTATCCGGCCCCGCGTCATCCGTTGACAGCGAGATTGCGCTTTTCAGCAGCACGACCGGCAAGGTTATTAAGCGCGCAACGACGACGGGTATTCTTAAGGGAACCAGCGGCGTTCTGAGCGCAGCAACCGCCGGAACAGACTATCAGGCTGCGATTAGCGCAAGCGGTATTCTCAAGGGTGCTGGCGGCGGTTCTGTCTCGGCGGCTACGGCTGGCACGGATTACCTCGCCCCGCCTTCTGGAGCGTCGATCCTGAAAGCGAACTCCGGCGGCGCGCTGGCGAACGCTGCGGCTGGCACCGATTACGTTGCTCCGGGCGGCGCGCTTGGAACGCCGTCTAGCGGAACTCTGACGAACTGCACTGGGCTACCTGTCTCTACCGGCGTTTCCGGCCTCGGGACAGGCGTGGCGACGGCTCTCGGCGTGGCTGTCGGCTCTGCGGGCGCTCCTGTGGTCAACGGCGGCGCGCTTGGCACTCCTTCGTCGGGAACGCTGACGAACGCGACCGGCTTGCCTCTGACGACCGGCGTGACGGGAACTCTCCCGGTTGCGAACGGCGGCTCTGGCGCAACCACGCTCACCGGGATTGTTAAGGGTAACGGCACGTCGGCATTCTCTGCGGCTACCGCTGGCACCGATTATGTCGCTCCCGGCACGGCCACGACGTTCACGGCAGCTCAACGCGGCGCTTATAACGTGCTGACTGATGGCGCGACAATTACGCCTGACTTTGCTGTAGCAAATATGTTTCGAGTGCAGCTTGCCGGAAATCGCACTTTAGCTAACCCGACAAATCTAGTCGAAGGGCAAAGCGGTTCAATAGATATTGTTCAGGATAATACAGGCTCGCGCACTCTTTCCTATCAATGGGGATGGGATTTTGTCGGAGGGACAGCGCCGACATTAAGCACAGCCGCTAGAGCAAAAGATAAACTTGTTTATCAGGTTGATGTCGCCAAAGGCAGCACCGTAACGATTACTATTGCGTCTCCCGGTGTTGTGTCTTGGGCATCACACGGGTTGCAAGCTGGACAGCAAGTGCGGCTGACTACGACAGGAGCATTGCCTACTGGTTTAGCAACTAACACCACATATTTTGTCGTATTCGTTGATGCTAACACGTTCCAATTGTCGGCAACGCAGAATGGTGCAGCGATTAACACGTCTGGTTCTCAGAGCGGAACGCACACCGCTACAGCCACGTCAATTACCGCTCAACTTTTGGCTGCGATTTTATGATACCAGCAAGCACTAATAACCTACTGACGGCTAGTACCGGCTATCGCATCAGCCGCAGCCTTCGCTTTCGTAAATCCGCGAGCGCTAATTTAACGCGCACATTTTCACCCCCGACAAGCGGAACGACTTGGACATGGAGCGGGTGGATTAAGCGCGGTGCGCTTGATGCTACTGATCAAGCAATTATGTCTAGGTATCAAGACGCAAGCAATGTATCTTACTTTAGATGGAACGATACAAATGTATTGCGTTTCTACGACTATTCTGGCGGCGTGCTAAGAACTGAGCGCTCAACTAACGCTGTATTTCGAGATCCTTCAGCTTGGTATCATGTTGTAGTCGTTTATGATAGCGGCAACGCAACTGCGGCTAATCGAGCGCGCATATATGTTAATGGCGTAGAGCAAACTTACGCGTCGTCGACAAATCCTAGCCCAAACCAAACGTCAATACTTAATAGTTCAGGCGCGCATCAATTTGGGTCGTATAATAGCATAAACTATTGCGACGGCTATATGGCCGACGTTAATTTCATCGACGGCCAAGCGCTCACGCCATCCTCATTTGGCGAGACAGACGCGACAACGGGCGTCTGGAAGCCGAAAGCCTACACGGGGACGTATGGCACAAACGGCTTCTATCTGAAATTCGCGGACAACAGCGGCGCGACTGCCACGACGATTGGCAAAGATAGCAGCGGCAACGGAAACAACTGGACGCCGAATAATATCAGTGTCACGGCTGGCACGACATACGACAGTATGATTGACACGCCGACGCCCTTCGACAATGGCGGAACGGGCGTGGGGAATTATTGTGTTCTTAATCCGCTGGCTTTCAATTCCTCTACTATATCAGCCGGTAATTTAGAATTTGCTGGCGCGAACCTTACAAGCGTTAGAGGCAGCATTCAAATTCCATCGTCAGGCTTGTGGTATTGGGAACTTACCCCCACAACCACAACGCCCAACTATATTTCGCTCGGTTTGGCTGAAAAATCTACGACGGGTAGCGCGGCCTTTGGTGTTGCAAATACTTGGGGTTTATATCCTGCCGCGACAATATTTACTTGGTCTGGAACGTCAACAACAAACACAGGTGTTTCTACGCCAGCGTTGGGCTGCACATTTGCTTTGGCTTATGACGCGGCCACAGGAAAATTGTGGCTTGGTTACGCGGCAAGCGGCGCGGGCAGTATTACTTGGGTTGGCGGCGGAAGCCCTGCCTCCGGGACAACTCCAACATATACGATTTCCACGCCGATAGACCTGTTCCCATTAGTCAGCTCTAATGATCTTGTTACCAATAAATCAGCGATAAATTTCGGCCAGCGCCCATTCACCTACACGCCTCCCTCCGGCTTCAAGGCGCTCAACACGCAGAACCTTCCGACGCCTACGATTGCGGCGGGGAATAAGCATTTTGATACTGTGCTGTGGATTGCGAACGGCGGAACGCAGACGGTTAGCGGATACAGCTTTAGCCCCGATTTGATATGGCTAAAACAGCGTAACGGCACAGGCGGAAACGCGTTAATCGACGCTGTTCGCGGCTCGTCAAAATATCTCGTGTCAAGTTCAACCGCCGCAGAAGGAACTGATGCTAATTATATAACTGCGCTGAACAGCGATGGCTTCTCACTCGGCTCTAGTAACTTCTCGAATGGCTCGACGATGGTTACTTGGGCGTGGGATGCCAACGGCTCCGGCTCCAGCAACACCTCCGGCTCTATCACCAGCACGGTAAGCGCTAATGCGACGGCTGGTTTTAGTGTGGTGACTTATACGGGAACCGGTGCTAACGCGACGGTTGGTCATGGGCTTGGCGTTGCGCCGAGTATGGTCATCGTAAAGAACAGAGACGTAAACTGGTCGTGGCGCGTTTATCATAGTTCATTAGCCAATACGCAAATTCTATATCTTGATGCTACATCGGCAGCGACAACTGACGCAACCGCGTGGAACTCTACT